ATGGCTTGCGCCATTCAGTTGGACTTTTTTGTTTTTGCAAAGGTGGGAGATTATTTCCCTTGCGATAACGATACCATAAAACCTGAATATCTTGTCTGGGACGCAAATTTTAAACAGATTGAGCTTCTCATAAATCAGCTTTATACAATTTCGGAAATGGGTTCTGCCGTATTTGGAGATTTGACAAATAAAACAGGTGATGTTCCAAGCGGCTCTGCCCTGCGTCGTCTTATGATGTCACCACTCGCCAAAGCACGCCGACTTGCAAATCGTTTCGACTTGATTTTGAAGAAAATTATATCTGCAAGTGCTGAAATTATGGGAACAGAAATTGTACCAGAAGAAATCACTATCACATGGCATGACGGCTTACCTGCCGAGCCAGCAGAGGACGCTGAAATTATGTCAGTTAGTACAGGTGGAAAAGCTACATTATCGCAATATACAGCAATACAAAGGCTTGATGATATGTCGGCTGCTGATACAGATGCGGAGCTTGCAATGATACGCTCTGATGATATCGACTCAAGCGTAGGTTTGGAAGAACCAACCCTTGAACCGATTGAGGGTATCTGATGAGTACGCAGAAAAAACTGATTGAAACATATCAGAAAGCACAGAAAAAGCTTGTTGAAATAATCCAGCGAAAACAAGCTTATGGTTCGGCAGCAGCTTATGAAAGGTCACTTTTAAGGCAAGTTCAAAAGGAGCTTAAAAAGCTGAAAAAATCATCAAAAGCACTTGTTGAACAGCTCATCAAAGAAAACTACAAAACAGGCTTGCAAAGCTTAATTGATGACTTACTACAAGACAATACTGCACCGAGATTGTTTAATATGTTCAGCGGACTTAACGCAAGTCAGATAGAACTTATTACTCAAAACGCTAATATCGACTTGAACAAGTCGATTAACATTGTTGGTCGAAGAATGCAGGACGCAGTCAGAGAAGCTGGTATTGAAGCGACCGCAGAGAAGCTCACAACAGGTCAGACAGTCAGGGAAATGCAGAAGAATCTGGAAAAGAAGCTTGAACAGCAAAATCTGACTGCAGTCGAATATGCCAACGGCACAAAAATGCCGATTGAAAAATATGCTGAAACTGTTGCACGCTCAACTACTGCAGAAACTCAAAATAAAGCTAAAGTTATACAAGGACAAGACTGGGGCTACGACCTTGTGAGGTTTACAGAACATAGCCCTACCTGTGAAGTCTGCTCGATGTATCAGGGCAGAGTTTATGCCCTCACGAAAGAAGCTGCCAATGGCAAATACAAAGGCTCTAAAGGTCAAGCATTGCATTTTCCCTATCTCTATGATACAGCCCTACCGCACGGTTACAGCACGATACACCCGAACTGCCGACACCGTCTGTCTGTACTTCCCGCAAGAGCTTATACTGCTGCTGAAATGGAGGATTTCTCTCGAAAAAGTATGCAGCCCTTTGAAGATATGCGGTCAGACCAAGAGCGTAAAGCGTATGCCAAGGAACAAGCAGTGAAGCGTAAACGGAACGAGAGCCGTAAACAGTATGAGAAAATCAAGACTGTACTTCCAAATGATGCACCAAAAACATTTGCTGCTTTTGTTAAGATGAAGGCTGCAAAATCAGAGCGTTACAAAGAGCTTTTGAAAGATTATCGTACTGTAATTGGTATTGCAAAGGAGCAGGAAAGTGGTATAATAAATGATAGTAACAGTAATTATTATACAATTACCGATAAAGCTATAAATTCTGTTCCACTTGTAAAAGTTGATGGTTTTACAGATGAACAAAATTATTTACTTCAAGAAGCACATAAACAGTTGTTGCGAAAAGCTAAGACAGAGAAGCTTGGTGTAGAAATGTCAGCTGTATATGATATGAATATGAAGCAAATTGGTAAAACAAGAACAGAGCACAATGTAGGTCGTGTCGGAATTGATAATCCGAGCGAACCTTATATTGGAATACATAATCATGGTAGTGATGAGACCTTTAGTATATCCGATATTGAAGGTTTTATAAGAAGAAACAATATGAGAATGCTTACAGTTGTTGGAAATAAAGGCTCTCTTTATATTATCCAAAAAAGCGATAATTATGATGAAATTGGATTTTCAAGCTATTTGGTTAAGCAAAAACAAAAAAATATTTTTGAAGAATATTCTTTTGCTCAAATTATTAGCAATCAATCTATTATTAGTAATTTTTCGCAAGATAAAGTAGAACTTCTAAAAACTGTTATTAAACAGTTCTCTGCAGATACTTTAGAGGAGGCTAAGAATTATGGAATCAAATATTTCCAAATACAATCTGACTCAAGAGGAAATTGAGATGTATAGAAAATGTCTTGAAAAAGCAAAACCATATACACCAGAAGAGTTATATGAACTTGAACTGGATGGGGATTATGATTCCGATAGAATGGATGCAACTATGGCAAATAAAATTCTTAATGGTGTAGAATACTAAAAGCACAAAATTTATTAATCTTAGGAAGCACTCTTGCAATAAAAGCAAGGTGCTTTTATTTATACTCAAATTTAAGAAAGGAAACAATAATATGAATTTTGGAAAAGCATTAGAGGAATTGAAAAATGGAAAGAAAGTCGCTCGTAAGGGCTGTAACGGCAAGGGAATGTATATATTTAAGCACGAGGGCTTTGACACAAATGAGGCATCAAACATTACTGGTGACAAGCACAACTATGTACCGCCGTTCATATGTATGAAAACGGCAGCGAAAATGTGGCTTTTTGGCTGGCTCGCAAGTCAGAGTGATATGCTTGCGGAAGATTGGAAAATCATAAGATAAAAAATTCCCTATAATCGCCGTAAATCGCATTTAATTATTAGATGTAAAATTATAAGTCCGACAATTTCTAAACGCTCTTAAACGGCTTATAAACGAATTTAAACGCATATATAACACAGGCAATAAGCGTACCTGCACTTTTATGGTGCAGGACGCTTTTTTATATTGCAAAATTTTTAATGAAAGGAACTTTTACTATGAGTGAAACAAACACAAATGCTTCAACAGAAACCGAAGCAAAAGCAGAACCACAGACGGCAGAACCACCAAAGCAGACACAGGTTGACCAAAATGCAGAAAAACTCAGTACCTATGAAACAGCACTGAGAAAAATTTTTAAACTTGCTGACGGTGAGGAGCTTGGTGACATTGACGGCAAGCTGACAGAGTTTGAAGCGGAACACGAAAAACTTATTTCAGCGACAAAGGATAAGCTTATTACAGCAAGTCTTAACGCTCTTGATGGCTACAACACAAAACTACTCGCAAGGCTTATAGACAAAAGCAAGATTACTGTTGATGATAACGGCAATATTACAGGACTTGAAGAAGCAGTAAAAGCTGTTTCAGACGAATTTCCTGCCGTAATTGTTAAAAAGGAATCTGCAAAGAAACCTTTTGTGCCGATTAATCCGGCACAGCAAGCATCAACATCACAAACAATGAATGACCTCATCAGAAGTCACAGATAAAAAAGGAGATTTTTATTATGGGAAACATTATTACAAGAACAGATGCAGAAGCTCTTATTCCGGTTGAATCAAGCAAAGAAATTATTCAGGCAGTACAGCACGAAAGTGCAGTTCTACAGCTTATGAAAAAGCTGCCTAATATGAGTTCAAAGCAGACTAAAATGCCGATTATGCCAGCACTTCCTGTCGCTGGATTTGTTAATGGCGATAATGGTCTAAAGCCTGTATCAAGTGCATCATGGGAAAACAAGTACATTACCGCAGAGGAAATTGCTGTAATTATTCCTATTCCTGAAGCAGTACTTGATGATGCTGAATATGACATTTGGGCAGAGCTTAAACCTTCGATTATTTCAGCATTTGGAAAGGTCATTGATGGTGCTGTGTTATTCTCGACCGAAAAGCCAACAAGCTGGCCAGACGGTATCGCAACATCAGCAATCACAAAGAAAAAGACGGTTACATATGGTACAGGCATTGACACAGCCGAGGATATTTCCGAGCTTATGGGACTTGTCGAGGCTGACGGTTTTGATGTTACAGGCTTTGCGGCAGAAATTGCTCTGAAATCATCTTTCAGAGGTTTGCGTGACAAAAACGGCGGTCTTATCTTTGCTCCAAGCTTGCAGGCGGGTACACCATCAACTCTATACGGTCAGGCAATCAACTATGTAAAAAATGGATCCTGGGATAGCAGCAAGGTTAAGCTTATTGCTGGTGACTGGTCACAGGCAGTTTATGCAATGCGTCAGGATATGACATATAAAGTGCTTGACCAGGCTGTCATCAGTGACGCAAGCGGTAAAATTATATATAACCTTGCACAACAGGATATGGTTGCTCTTAGATGTGTAATGCGTCTTGGCTGGCAGCTGCCTAATCCAATTACTCAACTCAATGGTACTGATACACGCTATCCGTTTGCAGCTCTTGTACCTGCTGGTACTGAACATTCAGGTGGTTGATTATGTTTAAAAAAGGCATTAACAGTTATTTAAATCTTGATGAAGCAAATGAGCTTATTGATGGTGTTGATACAACAGGAAAATGGCGTGAGCTTACAGACGGTGAGCGAAAGCAATATCTCGTACTTGCAACAATACATATTGACAGCCTTATGCTTACATCTCGAAAACATAAGGCTGAACAGCCATTACAGTTTCCAAGAGGAAAAAGTTCGGAAGTACCAAGAGCAGTACTTATGGCACAAGCTCTCGAAGCACTTACATTATCTGATACACAAGCAATGCAAAGAATTTCTTTGCGTGAACAAGGTGTAACTTCAATTAAGCTTGGCAATACAAGTGAAAGCTATTCAGATGATTCAAATTCATCTTCTAAGCAAAATAATGAACTTAAAAGTAAGGTCGCAATGTCGCTTATGCGACCGTATATTCTCGGTTCGGCGGTGATGTTATGAGCTTGTTTACTCCATACTTTAAGGATAGCATTTCTGTACAGAATTATATTGGTGTCAATGATTTTGGAGATAGTCAATACAGTTCTGCAAAAGATGTGCTTTGCCGAGTAGAATACAAAACGCAGGAAACTCTTGATTCTAAAGGCAATAAAGTGATAAGCACAGCAACTATTTATGCGAGATTTTTAATCTATCGCCCTCTGTCATAGCTGGAACAGCAAACGATGAATCTTATACCACTGCGATTAAAACGGCTGTAATGCCTGTTATAAGGGCTTTTGAAACAGCTTTAAACCAGGGCTTGCTTTTAGAAAGTGAAAGGCACAGACACTATTTTGCTTTTGATACAACAGAACTTCTCAAGGGAGATATACTTAAACACTATCAGGCATATCAAATAGGTTTAGCAAATAATTTCTTACAGGCTGATGAGGTTCGATATAAAGAAGACCTAAAACCACTTGGCTTTAATTTCATACGCTTGGGTTTGCAAGATGTTCTTCTCGACCCGAAAACGAATACAATCTATACTCCGAACACAAATCAAACAACAATGTTTGGGCAGAATGTAAATCAACAGGTTGCTGATAGTATGATTGAAGAAACAGAGCAACGCTGGGACGGTCAACGTCGAGAAAGCAATGGACAGTTCGGTAAAGGAAAAAGGCCACGCTCAGCACAGTCAAAAAGGAAGAAAAACGGTTCAGATAAATCCTCTGAAAGACTTGAAAAGTCGGATAAGAGTGATATGATAAGAGTGATATAATAAAAGAAAAACAAAAATCTTCAAATGTACCGAATGTGTCGGCTAAAGGAAGAAATGAATTTACAGTCAAGGGATTTAAAAATAAACAGGCTCTAAATAACCATTGGACAAATGGTCGTACTCACAGAGATGAGTATATTCAAGACGGTATTACAACGGCAGAACAATATCAAGCAAGAGCCTTGCAACTAATACAAAGCTCTGCCGACGGTAAAAAAATATTTGGTTATAAAAATTCATTAGGTCAGATAATAAGATATGATGTTGATAAAAATGATTTTGTAAAAGGAAACCCTAAAAAAGGAATTTTTACAATGTTTAAGCCCGAAAAAGGAAAAAAGTATTTTGATGAAAAACTGAAAGAAGAAGGAATACAAGATGATTAACTTAACTGAACCATATCCTTGCCCTGTATGTGGACAACACATTTTTGAAGAACCAGATACTTACGATATGTGTCCCGTTTGTGGTTGGTTTGATGACGGATTGCAAAGAATAAGACCTGATATGTCTGGCTGTAACTATTTAAGTCTTAACGAATATCGTGAAAAGTGGCTGAAAGGAGAAATTTCTCGGCCTATACTTGATTATGATTAAAGAAACCGCTCCTTGTGAGCGGGTTTTCTATGCCCGAAAACGAATACAATCTATACTCAGAACACAAATCAAACAACAATGTTTGGGCAGAATGTAAATCAGCAGATAGCTGACAATATGAATGAAGAAACAGAGCAACGCTGGGACGGTCAGCCTCGTGATAGTGACGGCAGGTTTGATAAAGGTAAAAAGCGTAGAACCTTTCACACAAAAATAACGAGGAAAAGCAAAGAAAAGTCCTCTAAAGCCCTTGAAAAAGCTAATAAGAGTGATATAATAAAGTCAAAGGATATACTTATTGGCAGAAGTGTTGGAGCTGCAGGTAAAAATTATCCTGTGAGACTTCCTAATGGAAATCATACAAGGCTTGCAGAAGGTACAAAAATAACTAAGGTTAAAGTGTTTGCAGGTAAAGGTACTGATACACCAATAAGGAATAGCTTTTATTTTGAATCTACATACAAAATAAAAGCTAACGAGTGGCAAAAAGTCAGAGGCGAAGGAACGGTAGTCTTTGAAGGGAAAAACCGAACTGCTGAACTTCATTGGTACGAAGCAGATGAAGAGAGAGTTGAAATGAAAGTAAAGAGGTGGTTAGATGAAAGTTAAATACATTGGTGAAACATCACCTCTAGCCCTAACTAATGGGTGTGTGTATGATGTGATATCCGTTGAAAGCGGATGGTACAGAATAGTTGACAATACTGAAGAAGATTATCTTTATCCGCCTGATGAATTTGAAATCGTAGAAAAATAATCAACCGCTCCCCCGTGGGCGGTTTTTCTATGCCCGAAAACAAACACAATCTATACTCCGAACACAAATCAAACAACAATGTTTGGTCAGAATGTAAATCAGCAGATAGCTGACAGTATGAATGAAGAAACAGAGCAACGCTGGGACGGTCAACGTCGAGAAAGCAATGGACAGTTCGGTAAAGGAAAAAGGCCACGCTCAGCACAGTCAAAAAGGAAGAAAAACGGTTAAGATAAATCCTCTGAAAGACTTGAAAAGTCGGATAAGAATGATATAATAAAAGAAAAACAAAAATCTTCAAATGTACCGAATGTGTCAGCTAAAGGTAGAAATGAGTTTACAGTTAAAGGCTTTAAAAATAAACAGGCATTAAATAATCATTGGAAGAATGGTCGTACTCACAGAGATGAGTATATTCAAGACGGTATTACAACGGCAGAACAGTATCAAGCAAGAGCGTTGGAATTGGTGCAAAGTCCTGCGGATGGTAAGAAGATACTCGGGTATAAAAATTCACTTGGTCAAATTATTAGATACGATGTTGATAAAAACGATTTTGCAAAAGGCAATCCTCAAAAGGGTATATTTACAATGTTTAAGCCAGGTGATGGCAGGGATTATTATGAGAGAGAACTAAAAAAGAGGGAATAGAAAATGATGATTGACAGAAATAACAGAGATGGTATTTGTCCGATATGTAAAAAATATCGTTTCCCTGAACCTAATACATATGAAATGTGTCAAGTTTGTGGTTGGTTTGATGACCCGTTACAGTTTGAAGAACCCAATAGCTTGGGAAATAATGATTTAAGTCTTAACGAATATCGTGAAAAGTGGCTGAAAGGAGAAATTTCTCGGCCTATACTTGATTAAATTTAACCGCTCCTTGAGGGCGGTTTTTCTATGCCCGAAAACGAATACAATCTATACTCCGAACACAAATCAAACAACAATGTTTGGGCAGAGTGTAAATCAACAGGTTGCTGATAGTATGATTGAGGAAACAGAGCAACGCTGGGACGGTCAACGTCGAGAAAGCAATGGACAGTTCGGTAAAGGAAAAAGACGAAGATTAGTTCGTTCAGGAGCAAAGCGAAAAACCTCTGAAAAATCTTCTAAAAGCCTTGAAAAGTCGGATAAGAATGATATAATAAAGTCAAGAAATATAAACGGAGCTTTAAATCCATTTAGTCCAGCAGCAGAAAAACATGCAACACAATATTATGAATCTGTAAGGCACATGAAGACGGACACAATAAAAATTTCTGAGGCTACTGGTATAGCTAAGCATAAAATTGATAAAATAAAAAATCATGTTTTTATATCTGAACATAATTTAATTGATGGGAAAAGACGGTTTGACCCTGATTATGAAATGGCTTAGTCATGGCAAAGATTGATAAATGGAAAGTTTAAGGAACAAGATATGATTCTTTTAAAACATGAATATGCCGAATTAAGATATATGGAAAAAGGTTTTTCTCAAAATGAAGCACATATTAAAGCCTCTCGCAGATATAATTTTGCAAAATATTGTGATTAAGAAGGTGATTTAATGGTAAAATTGTTTAATATTTTAATATCTAAAGATAATATATCTTGTGATTATACTCCCGAAGATTGTACAGAAGCAGGTCATGTTACAATGAACATTAAATCACAAGAAATTATAGATGTAAAATATTCAGAATATGAATATGGAAAAAAGTTATATGTTGCTCATGTTCGTAAAAAACTTGCAGAATTAACACAATTATCTGAAATACCAAAAGAAGTAATTGCTGTTTGGTACTAA